GGGAACGAACAGATGCTGAGGTTGCTGTGTATGCAGGGAATCCCGTGACAACGCTCACTTCAAACAGTTTGATCTGACGCAGTTCGCGTGTCATCCCATCATCAGAGAAGTAGTCGCCACCAGTAGGGACAGAGAATCCGAACGACATCGAGTTCACATCTCCACGCTTCATCAACACCGACAGGTCACGACCAACCGAAGTATCTGGCAACGAAGCATCGACGAACAAGCCTTTGGAATCTTCGGACAAACGCAATGTCTTGGCTTTGGTTGTGGCCAACAGCATGCTCGAATCGTGGTTCATGTACATGCGCACATTGTTTCTTGACTTCAAAGTCTTGGAGAATGCGCCAGGCATAATCCGTTCAATGAACGGCAACGGCTCAGAAGGTGAATTGAATACCGCTGCATATCCTGTGAAGGACATGCCATCACCGTTCTGATCTTGTCGCAGTTCAAAGTCATTGGATGTGATGCGTCGAGTTTCAACAAGTTCTTCCATGCCGCCAATACTAACAACATTCCCAGACAGGGATCGAGTGGACTTCGGATGCGACTTCGGAAGAAGATCATTGTCGCCAATGTATTTTGCATTCTCAGGTCTGCCGTTGCGCAACAAATACAAGAACGCATTCACCCGTGCATAAGACCATTGATCGCGTGTCACACCTGGACGATGCGAAGTTGAATACGCTCCAGCTCCTCGACGGAACACTGTGCGCAACATACCAACCGTTGCCCGTTTGCCAGCGTTGTCACCAACCTTCTCATTGTGTTCTTTGGCTTTGTTTGCCAAACCTGTCTCAATGGCTTCTGATAGTTCAATCGTCTTCCCACTAGCAGGAGCCTTCGCAGACCCAGCAGGATTCTTGTCTGATCCCGTGATCTGATCCTTTGGTGGGGCAGGAGCATCAGCGCGTTCCGCTTTGATCTGTTCGGCTTTGCGTGAATAGAAGTCCCGTGCCGGCTGAGGGTTCAACGGATTGATTCCCCACAAATAGTGTGCAACAGCACCAGCACCAGGGAACTCATCATCGTCAGCGTTCGAGTTCTTTGGTGCTTGCAAATCCACCGCATGACGTTCCGACCATGCAGCCGAACGAATCACCTTGTCCTCAGACATCTCACCGCGAGCCAAGTCCCGTGCCTCACGAACAGTCTTGTCAGTCAAACCATCACCAGCCAAGCCTTGACCGTAGTAGTCCAAACCTTTACGCGCTGCACTCCGAATGTATGTCGGAACTTCTAGAGATACTTGACGCATCTCCTCATGCTCATATTCTTCGTCGTGAGGTTGCCAAGCGTTGCAATACCAACCGCCAAGAACATACGCATCCCACTTCATGCAATACGCCTTCAACTCTTTGCCGTCTTCTTGAATCATGTCTTCGTTGTAGTAATGGCAGTTCCCACATGCTCGACCTTCAGGAACATCAGGAGACAACGCAGGACGATAGTTGTCCGGCAACGCACGTTCGCCACCAGGTTCCAAACCTTCACCGATAGAGATTGCAATCATCTGATCAATCGCATCCTGCTTCGACTTATGGCAACCAAGAACTTCACCGTCTTCTTTGACGGTTGCCCAACCTGAACAATCAGGTGACTTGTCAGTTATGAAATAAGGCATCAGACCAACAACAATACTTCAGCATCGTCATCCAGCGAGGAGAACGTGACCGAACCCAACGCACCCACATCCATTCCACCAAGCCGTGCCACAGCCACAGCCGACACCAACACAGGCCGTCGAGGTTTCGGAATCTCAACGACGATCTGTTCTGGTGGTTCTTGTTTCTTGACTGGTGTGGCAGGTTGTCTCCACCAACGTGACCCAGAAGGAGGGATGACAGGTGGTTCAGGTGGGATCACTGTTGCTGTTGCTGATGCAACTAGCCCATCCAACGGTGCATCGAGTACAGGGAAGATGATCGCTGACGCTGAAGCGGTTGCGTCTAGTCCCCCGAGTGAAGCATTGAGAACAGGGAACAGTGTTGATGATGCTTGAGCAGTGGCATCTAGCCCACCCAAACTTGAAGACAGAACAGGGAATATCTGGGATTGCGCAGTCGCAGTCGCAGCCAACCCACCAAGCGATGAAGCCAAAACAGGGAACAAGGTTGCTTGAGCAGACGCTGACGCACTAACCCCACCCAAAGACGATGAGCCTGTGGCAACAGTTAGAAACTGACCACCATCAAGAACAGCTGCGCCATCCAGCGTGGAAGTGTCAAGGATGAATGCTGAGGCACCGTCAAGACCGAAGCCTGCGTTGTCAAGTGTGGTTGAGTCAAGGACGAACCGTTGAACGGCCATCACCAACCTACGATGCGAGCGTCAATGAGACGGTGAGATTCCCTGCACTAATTGTGTAGGTGTCACCTGCTGTGTAAGCACCAGCAACGATTGATCCAGAGAACAAGAAGTTGCCTGCCGTTAAATTATCCCAACAAGTGAAGTGCGTTGCGTCTTGATTGCCTGTGATATTCGTCCAACTAATATCTGCATCCGATGTCAGCGCACCAGCAGAAGCAGCACTGAACGAAACAGCTTTGCGAGTTGTCTCGGTTGCAGGGAATGCCGTGCCAGCAGTGCCAGGGTCTTGCGTGTGCAACTTCACATATGGTTGCGCCACCGAGAATGATGTGGCATTCCCTAACGCATCCATCCAAGCGTTGCCCAAATATGCGCTGATTCCGTGTGCCATTAGTCTTCAACCCTTTCAGTGATCGTCAAGATACGTCCATCAGCGTCACGCTCAACGGTTCGCACAGTTGGCTTCGACTGTGGCATGTTGACACGAACCACAGTCTCAGGAACATTGATGATCGGTGCAGGAACATTCACAGCCGGAGGCGTATAGTTCAACACCACTTCAGGCATATTGATACTCATATCCTGCGACTTCACTTCATACACCGAAGCAGGATCAGCAGGATTGATTGTTGACAACGCCTGCAACTGTGTCGAAGGAACACCAGTATGCGCAATCTTTGGCAACTCCAACGAAGCCATCACCTCAGCAGGATCAAACCCAGACAGAATCAAACGCTGAGCAATCACCGACTTGCGATCCAACTCAGACAAGTTCGCAGCAGCAATATCCACGTTCGCCAACGGAACCCGATACACATCCCCACCCTCAGTCGGAGTCATATCTTCAATGCGATGGATGTCGTTGATTGACAAGAAGCCTGATTGCAAACCTGTTGAGAATGCTGCATATCGTGAGGCTTGATCGCCGCGCAACAGACCGTCCACGTTGAACTTCAAGAATGCGCGACTGTCCAACAACTTCTGGTATCCATCTTCAATCTTCGAGATGTACGGACGCAACGTGTGTTGAACGAAGTGGATACCGTTCTGCTCTACCGACGCATACGACATCGCTCCAGCTGTGGTCACACCGAGCATTGATGGTGGGCATCGGAAGATGCGACCAATCTCCTCGATGGCGAAGCGGCGTGATTCTAGGAACTGTGCCGAATCATTGTCAACAGTTGTCTTGGTGAACTTCGCTCCACCGAACAACACACCTGGACGATGTGATCGGCGCAAACCTTTGTGACCTTCTTCAAACGATGCAACCAAATCTTTGGCTTGCTCACGGGTGAGGTTGCCTGGGAACTCGATGATGCCGGACGCTGCTGAACCTTGACCGAAGAATCGTGCAGCGAACTCCTCCAACGCTCTTGCCAAACCTAGGTTCTCTTTGATCAAGTCAATCTTGGAACGGCCACGAAGTTCACCTGGCAAACGCATCTCGGTGATGTGGATCATGTCGTCAGACTGGATCACGTCACGTTGCTCATAAAGGAAGATCGGACGACGTGTTACTTGGTCACGACTGCACTCAACCTTCTCAGGGTTCAGAACAACCAAACCTGCGATTCCTTGATCGTCGCGCAAGATACGTGTGAACGAGTTGCCATTCAACAGCAACGACACCAGCACTTGTTGGAAGTGTTCGGTGCGTGTCACACCAGACTCAGGGCTGTCAAGCCACATTGGTCGAGGACGGAATGCTTTGCGTTCTGCACCAACCCGAATGTAAGTATCGACTGGCAAAGTTGAGATTGAATCGGAGATGAGACGGACGCAGGCGTACACTGCTTCAATCTTTAGTGAATCTATTTGGGTGACTGTGGTTCCAGCGTTTGTTGACTTGGCAAATCCGTCACCGGCTGCGAACAGCGATTGGAATGAGATTGCACGATCCTCGGTGCCTTGGTTCAGAAGTCGTGACAACATTTACTTTTTGACCTTCCTCTGACCGCGCTCATAAGCGAATGCGAACAATAGAACTGTGAAGCCGACAAAGATCAGCCCGATGGGTACCGACACCAAGAATACTCCAAAACCGATGAGTGAAACAGCGAACAGTTCTAGCAGGAAGATTGTCATCTCCCTAGACTACAAAGAAACCTGCTACTGGTGCGACTTCCTGTTTGGATGTCGCACGATCCGATGCGATGGCCAACGCAATCGCAGCGTCAATCTTACGCTTCGACTTACCTTTAGACAATCGCCAACCTGACTCGGTTGATCGTTGCGCAGCTGACAACACTTGATCAGCGAACATCGGATCACCATCATGTGCGATCACCTGATTGACAATCAACTCATACAAGTTGCCACATGCAGGAATCATTCGTGCAGCTGACTGAGGGAACTCCACCATCACATGATTCTCCGACAACACTTCAGCCGAACGCTGGAAGAACGCAGGGTCATAAGCGTTCTCCACCACATTGAACTGCCCGTTGATGTCACGAATGTATTGCTCAACAGCAGACACATCCATTGCGTTAGCGTCAGGATGCCAAATCTTGGCACGAACAACCACACGACCATCCTGTGGTTGAGCAATGACAACAGCTATCGAGTCATGTTTCAACGCCATATCCACACCAACGAACGTGGGCAGATCAGGTTTCAGTTGCATATCTGACCGGCACAAGTCCCAAGCCCCAGGAGGTAGCCACGACTCGCCATCGGTGCGAACCCATTGGTTCAGTCTGTATCTCCTCATCGCAACTTCAGCCGTCTGGTTCATGCTGACTTCCATGTCCTCGATGTCCAGCAACCCTTCAGCAAGGTTCGGGTTTGCAGCAGCCCAACCATCACGATCCGAAATCAAACAACCCTCTGGAGCTTCCCACCAGAAGAACCCGAACCGTTCATCGTCCTGATCGCCTGAGATGACACGTTTGCCATAGTTGTAGAGTCGCCCACACAACGAGTCAGGGTCATACCCTGCTGTAGTGATACCGATGATCTGAGGGTCTTTACGTGCGCCCATACTCAAACTCAAGGCGTTCCAAAGTTCCTCATTTGGCTGTACGTGAACCTCATCAAATATGACGCACGATGCATTTAGACCTTGTTGAAGTTTTGCGTCAGCTGACAACACTCGATAGATCGCCCCAGTAGAAGGCACCTCCACCACATCTCGGTACACCTTGCAAATACCAGACAATGCCGGTGACTGACTGATCTGCCACTTCGCTTCATTGAACACAATCCGTGCCTGCATCCTGTCACCAGCAGCCGAATACACTTCAGCCCCAGGCTCACCCTCGATCAAGCCATAGAGTGCGACAACAGACCCCAGCAAACTTTTCCCATTCTTCCGAGCCAAACCCACAATGCTGCGACGGTACCGAAGCAACCCATCAGCTCGACGCTCATACAACGAACCAAACAAATCCTTCTGCCAACCCGTCAACCTCAACCCCTCACCAGCCCTCACACCCTTGCTCACATGCAAGAACGTCTCAGCAAAATCGGTGACTTGTTGACCGTCAGACCTCGGATACAGCTTCGGTGTCGACCACGCTGGACTTGCGTTGCCTGTACTGATCAAGTTCATTTGCCACCCTTATCTCTTGAAGACCTAGACGCGCTCGATCCGAAGGGGTGAAACCCATCAAACTCATCCAAGCCGTGTTCTGCGCATCCATCTGCTCGATCTGTTTCACAGCAGGATGCGTCACCACCTGACCATTCGGACTGGTGTACCAACGACGCTCCACATCCTTGCCAAGCCACAACTCCAGTTCCGCAATCTTGTCGAAGTTCTTGCACAACCTCGTCATCAGTGGTGTGTCGTGAAGCTCGGACAAATGCCGACGACCTCCAGTCCACAACACTTTCCAGTACGACGTGCCAACCAAGCCGAAGTCGTCCGGCACGGTAGGCACAACGCTCAAGTCCACCAACGCAAGCGCACTCGATGACATCGGTTCTGCTGGCAGATTCAGTTTTGATGGGTTGCCGTTCCTTCGATGAGACTCGATTGGTTTTG